TAAGGATGACGGTCACTGTGAGTTTGATACTACATCATATAAATTAGCTGAGGATGTTGTTTGGCTCGTAAGATCGCTTGGTGGAGTCGCGAGGATAAAAGATACGCGCACACGGAAAAGCTACAAAGATAAAGACGGTAAAAAGGTTATCTGTCGAATATGTTATAGAGTCTCAGTGACTACTGATTTTTGTCCATTTAATCTAAAACGAAAAGCCGAGAGATGGCATAAACCACAAGAAAGATATTTAACAAGATACATTGAGAGAATTGAAGAGTCTATTGATATGGACTCTATGTGTATTACTGTAGAGCATCCATCACGCTGTTATTTAGCAAATGATTTTATTGTGACTCATAATTCGTGCGTACTCGCTTGGATGGCGTGGAACTTCCTGACGTGCTACGCCTCGAAAGGAAATCACCCGAAAGGTGCGGCGATTTCTGTCACCCAGGATAACTTGCGTGATAACCTCTGGCCGGAATTAGCGAAATGGCACGGACGCTCTGAGTTTTTAAAACGTACGTTCACATGGACGAAATCACGAGTGTTTGCGAAGGATTTCCCCGAGACGTGGTTCATCTCCGCACGGAGCTGGAGTAAGAACTCCGACGTGGAAGAACAGGGGCGCACCCTGTCTGGACTGCACAGCGATTACGTACTGTATCTGATCGACGAGTCCGGCGATATCCCACTGCCGATTCTACGAAGCGCGGAACAGGGATTAACCTCGTGTAAATGGGGGAAGATATTACAGGCAGGGAACCCGACGTCGCTCGACGGAATGCTTTACGCGGCAGCAACGAAACTACGCGATAAGTGGGAGATTATCCGAATTACCGGTGACCCCGATGACCCGAAACGCTCACCGCGTATTGATATCGAATGGGCGAAAGAACAGATAAAAGATTACGGGCGCGATAACCCGTGGGTTATGTCGTATATCCTCGGGCAGTTTCCACCGTCGTCGATAAATACGCTACTCGGGCCGGATATGGTCGAAGCCGCGATGAACCGGCATATCACGGAAGATAAGTATTCATGGGCACAGAAACGTCTCGGCGTTGACGCCGCACGGTTTGGTATTGACCCGTGGGTTATATTTCCACGTCAGGGATTAGCTGCGTTTAAACCGATCGAATTAAGAAACCCTCGCAGTGAAGAAGTCGCCGCACGGGTCGCGTTTGCGAAAGCACGATGGGGAAGTGAGAATGAGTTCTTCGACGGAACCGGCGGATTTGCGTCAGGCGCGATAGACGCGATGCGTCAGGCTGGACACACACCGATTGAGGTGCACTTCAACGGGAAAGCGATTGATTCACGGTATAATAATAAACGATCCGAAATGTGGTTTACCATGGCGGAATGGGTTAAGAATGGCGGATGCTTACCGTATAACGCGATATTATTGAAGGAACTGACCACACCGACCTACACGTTTGTTAAGGGCAAATTTATGCTTGAAGAAAAAGAACAGATTAAGAAACGGTTAGGGTATTCCACGAACTACAGCGACGCCCTAGCACTAACGTTTGCATACCCCGACACACCAGGTAAAGACAGCGTGGAAAGCCAGTTATTAACAGCGCGCGGTGGCGATAAATTGTTGCACGAATTTGACCCGTATAAAGAAAACTAAGAAAACAGTTGCAATAACATTAGAGAAATTTAATAATGATAAAGGAAAAGATAGCAGAGTATCTAAAAATGAAATATCCAGCGCTTGACGGTTTTGGTATTGATTCGATTTTAATAATGGTCGGCGAGTTCTATGACAGGATTATTTACGCGATTGACGGCGGAGGAAATGTAATAGGTGTTTCAGTAAGGTTTATGATTGACGACGATGTTCTGAATAAATTAATTACTGGAGAAATAGACCCGTCGTCGGAAGAGTGGTTTAATTATTTAAAAGATTGCCACGGTGAAAACGCTCACTTTTTTTGTTTGGCTGTTAATGACGGTAAGCTGATTAGGGATGGGATGATGAAATTTCTGAAAGATAAAAAGCCGAAGTCGATTTCGTGGTTTAGTAAAGACATGAAAAAGCTTAACATTATGAGGTTGCGCTAATGAGTGAAAAGTTTGTTTCGTATTTAGGGATAGCTGGAGCGTTTGCTGGACAACAGATGCGTAAACAGGATGCGGCTGCAAAAGCGGCTGAAGATGCAGCGGCTGAACGGTCACGAAAACAGAACGAACAGCTTGCGAAATTAGAGCAACAACAGCAGGATGATATTACTGGCGAGAAGAGTCGCAAGATTAGAGACGACGCTCGCAATAGACAGCAGCAGTTAGCGGCGGGCGCCACGGGCCGTCGTAGCACGATTTTAACGTCGCCACTAGGAATATCTGGATCGGAAGCGTCCGGCCAGAAAAAGACGCTATTAGGAGAATAATGGCTGAGACCAAACGCAAGCGTTTTGATATATTAAGAACGCAGTTAATAAATGAACGCCAGTCGTTTGAACCCCACTGGAAAACTATTGCCGACCACGTCCTCCCGACGAGGGCTAGATTTCAGCTTACCGACGCTAACCGCGGTGACCGCCGCAACCTTAAAATAATTAACTCTACAGCTACGCTTGCATCACGAACGCTCCGCTCTGGAATGATGGCAGGAATAACATCGCCCGCTCGTCCATGGTTTAAACTTACAGTACCAGACCGCGCGCTTGCTGAATATCAGCCGGTGCGTATGTGGCTTCAGATTGTTGAAAAAGAAATATCACGCCAGTTTTTAATGTCGAATTTATATAACGCTCTCCCGACGCTGTATGGAGATATGGGAAATTTTGCGACCGCCGCTATGTTTATGGAAGAAGATATGGAAACGGTATCACGATTTTATGTGTTCCCGATTGGAAGTTATTATATAGCCAACGATGAGAAGTTAAGAGTCCGCACGTTTATGCGTGAGTTTAGAATGACCGTTCGTCAGGTTGTTAATAAATTTGGGCGTGATTTCAACGGGAACATTGACTGGTCGAATATTAGCGACCGAGTTAAAAATATGTGGGATCGCGGGCACTATGAAACATGGGTTGATGTTTGCCACATCGTTAAACCGAACGAAGAATATGACCCGAAAAAGTTAGAATCGAAATATAAAAGATTTTCGAGTGTTTATTATGAGTTAGGCGTTCAGTCCGGCGGAGATACGAATTATATTACCGGACGAGATATTGATAAATTGTTAAGTGAAAAAGGATATAATTATTTTCCAGTTTTAGCGCCACGATGGGAAGTTGTCGGCGAAGATGTTTATGGTTCAGATTGTCCAGGGATGACAGCATTGGGTGATAACAAGTCGCTACAGACTATGGAAAAACGGAAGGCACAAGCCGTCGAGAAAAAGGTATCACCACCAATGACTGCACCTTCGATGTTGCGAAATCAGAAAGCGTCGATTCTCCCTGGCGATATTACGTTCGTTGATATACGCGAAGGACAGCAAGGCTTTAGACCAGCACACGAAGTTAATTTTAATCTATCTGAATTGTATCAGGATATTCAAGATCAGCAACAACGGATTAGCCGTGCGTATTACGAAGATTTATTTTTAATGTTAGCGCGTTCTGATAGGAGAGAAATTACCGCCCGTGAAATTGATGAGCGACACGAAGAGAAGTTATTAATGCTTGGGCCGGTACTGGAGGGGCTGAATCAGGATTTATTAGACCCTCTGATTGATAATCAGTTTCAGTTTGGTTTGGAGCAGGGAAGATTTCCGCCACCACCGCCTGAATTATCAGAGGTTGATCTAAAGATTGAATACGTTTCGATTATGGCTCAGGCGCAGAAGTTGGCTGGTATTTCCAACATCGAACGGTTTGTTGGCTTCGCTGTTAATATTGCGACGCAGACGCAAGACCCGACGAAGCTGGATAAGGTTGACTTCGATCAGGCGATTGATGTTTATGGCGAACGTATGGGTGTTGATGTTGATATTATCCGTAGCGATGAAGATGTCGAAGCTATGCGAGCGCAACGCACGGAAGGACAGCAAGCTCAGACGGCGATGGAAGGAATTGCAGAAATGGCTGGAGCAGCTAAGAATTTATCTGGGGCTAAACTTGAAGAAGATAGAGCGTTAAAAAGATTAGTTGATGGTGGTAAATAATGGCAGAAGAAACATTAGTTAGAAATGCGGCCGACGAGCAGCAGGTCGAGAAGGCTCGCAAAAAAGATTTATCGAAGCGTGATAAAGAGATTCGTGATTTATATGCCGTGTTACAGATGCCGGAAGGACGAAGATTTTTGTGGCGAGTTTTAAGCCACTGTAAGGCGTTTGAAAGTATTTGGAGGCAGTCAGCGGAGATTCACTATTTAGCAGGAATGAGAGATGTTGCATTATTCATAATGTCAGAAATTAACGACTGTGATCAGGAAGCGTTTTTTAAAATGATGAAGGAGAAAGAAAATGGATGAAATTAAAAAAGACGTTGCACAGGTTACACCCGACGCAACAGAAGTAAAGAAGGAAGAAGTTTCTACTGAGGAAAAGCTTTATAGTAAGGAAGAAGTAAAGACTGAAGAGAAGCCGAAAGAAGAAGTAAAAAAAGAAGAAAAAGTTGAAGTCAAGAAAGAAGAAATTAAGTATGATATTAAACAGGCAGAAGGTTCTTTATTATCCAAAGAGCGAATCGACGAAATAGCGGCGGAAGCCAAAAAGCTAGGATTGTCGAATGAGGTTGCTCAGAGAATGGCTGATAGAGAAAATGATGCTATTAAGCAATACGCGGATAACGCGAAGAAAGAATTAGACCAGCTTGTAGAAGTTGAGTGGCCTAAGCAAGTAAAAGAAGATAAAGAAATTGGCGGAGATAATTTTAAGGAAAGCATTGAAAGCGCCAAACGAGCGTTCAAGCAATTTGGTTCTGAAGAATTTAATAAGATTATCAATGAATCTGGTTACGGTAATCATCCAGAACTTATTCGAACGTTTGCTCGAATTGGTAAAGCGATGTCTAACGATAAAGTTATCATAGGAAGCACGTCGCCGGCAACACAAAAAAGCACCGCAGAAATATTATACGGTGAACCTAAAAAAACTTAAGGAGATAAAAAATGTCTACTCTAGGAACATCAGTACTCACACTTGCTGACTGGGCGAAACGGTTAGACCCAGACGGTAAAATAGCACGTATCGTAGAAATGTTATCCCAGACCAACGGGATTTTGCAAGACGCTAAATTTATGGAAGGTAACTTACCTGTCGGACATCGTTGCACCGTCCGTACTGGTTTACCGACTGTTTATTGGAGATTGTTAAATCAAGGTACGCAACCATCAAAAAGCACAACCGCTCAAGTTGATGAATCTTGCGGCATATTGGAAGCATGGTCTGAAGTTGATCAAGACCTCGCTGAATTAGGCGGGAACGTAAATGAATTTCGTTTAAGTGAAGCATCAGCTTTTCTCGAAGCTATGAATCAAGAAATGGCTTCAACAATGTTCTATGGGAATAGCTCTATTTCTCCTGAAGAATTTAACGGGCTTTCAGTTCGTTATGGAGATTTATCAGCAGCTAACGCTCAAAACATCATTGATGCAGGTGGAACTGGTTCTGATAACAGCTCTATCTGGTTAACTGTTTGGGGTGAACAAGGGATTTACGGTATCTTCCCTAAAGGTTCTAAAGCAGGTATTGAGCATGAAAACATTGGGCTTGTTACTGTCGAAACGACTGCTGGCGTAGCCGGAAGTCGTATGCGCGCGTATCAAGATCATTGGAAATGGAAAGTCGGAATTGCATTGAAAGATTGGCGTCAAGTTGTTCGTATCGCGAATATTGATATCAGCGCTTTAGTTGCTGAATCCAGTGCCGCTAACTTGACTAAATTATTAATCAAAGCTACTCACCGTATTCATTCATTGAATATGGGAAGTCCTGTAATTTATATGAATCGCTCAGTATTCCAATATCTTGATATTCAGCGATTAGACGCGGTAGCTGCCGGTGGCGGTATTACCTATCAAACTGTTGATGGCGTAATGACACCGTTTTTCCGTCAAATTCCAATTCGTATTTGCGATGCTTTAACTGAAACCGAAGCTCGCGTAGTCTAAACTTGAAAATTAAAGGAGAATAAAAATGTACCTTGATTCCCAATTATTGTTTTCTGATGCTCAAGCTGTTACAGCAGCAGCAGGGTCAACTAATACTATCGACCTTAGCGCTGTTCGTGATATCGGCACAGGTGAAAACTTGTACCTAGTTTTAATTGTTGATGTTGCTATGACAGACGGCAGTTCCGATTCATCTGTTACTGTTGCTATCGAAGGCGACAGCACAGACAGCTTCACTCCAGATGCAACCGAGAATGTGTTATTAATTCCGGCTGTATCAGCAATCGGTTATAAAGCAATCGCCAGATTAAATCCTGGTTCATTGCCTCTTCAATATCGTTATATTCGTCTTAAATATACTCCGAACAACGGAAATTTAAGTACGGGTAGTTTTACCGCGTTTTTAACGCATGATGTTGATAAGTATAAAGCATACGCTGATAACGTAACTATCTCGTAATTCATTGGGCGGGCCTAAACAGCCCGCCCTTTTAAAAAGGAGAAGGCATGAAAGTTAAGGCATTGAAGTTGGGGTATTACGACAACAAACGTCGTCGAGAAGGGCAAGTTTTCGATATTAAGAACGAAAAAGAATTTTCTGAAAAGTGGATGGAATATGTAGAGAAAGACGAGAAGCCGTCAGTTAAAGTTGAGAAACCAAGAGAAGCAAAGGCTTTATCGCAAGCGATGGGTAAGGTCGGTGCTACTCCAACAGGTAATCAGGACGTGATCTAATGGCTGACAAAACAGCGATATGCAACATGGCATTATCGCATTTAGGCGTTAGCGATGAAATTAATAACGTCGATACGGAGCGTTCAGCAGAGGCGGCCGCATGTCGTCGCTTTTTTACGCAATGTGTTGACGAAGTTATGCGTGATTTTAATTATCCGTTTGCTACGGTATACGCTTCGCTTGGATTAATTGAATCAGAGCCAAACGATGACTGGGATTATTCGTATCAATATCCTTCTGATTGTTCACGATTGTTAAAAATATTAAGTGGTGTTAGAAACGATTCAAGGCAATCTAGGGTTCCTTATAGCTTGGCTAACGGAGATACAGGAAAGATTATTTATACTGACCAAGTAAATGCCGTAGCAAAATATACAAAGATCATAACTGATGTAAGTATTTTTCCACCAGACGTTGTGTCGACACTATCGTTATTATTGTCTTCATACATTGCGCCAAGAATTACATCTGGTGATCCGTTTAAGTTAGGTGAAAGAGCGTTTAGATTATATATGATGCGTAAAGCAACGGCTGAGGCTAATGCGTTTAATGAGCAGCAAGATGACGAAGATGTTGACAGCGAATTTATCCGATCACGAGAGTAAATATGATTATCGCACAACGCAGCTTTTCAGGTGGGGAGATATCTCCTAGCCTATACGCAAGAGTTGATGTTGAAAAATACGCAACATCGTTAAGAACGTGTCGAAATAATATGGTAATGAGACACGGGGGGTTAACAAACCGCCCTGGTTTTTATTACATCACCGAAGTAAAGGACTCATCAAAAGCTGTCCGTTTAATCCCTTTCGTTTTTAATTCAGACCAGACATACGTTTTAGAATTTGGTAATTTATATATGCGCGTTATTCGTAACGCCGCACAGGTCACTGTCAGTGGTGTTACCGCATGGAGCAATGCGACCGCCTATGTTATTGGCGATTTAGCGTCAAGACTTGGGGTTAATTATTATTGTATTCTAGGGCATACAAACCAGCAACCTCCGAACGCTACATATTGGTATCCACTTACCGGAGATATTTATGAAATTCCGACTCCATATTTAGAAGCTGATTTAGATACGTTAAATTTTGATCAATCTGCTGACGTGATGACGTTGACGCACCCATCGTATGCTGTTAGAGAGTTAGCTCGTACAGCACACACTAATTGGATATTATCCACTGTTACGTTCGCCCCAAGCCAAGCGGCCCCGACTGGTTTAGCTGTATCTGGGGCTAGTGGGACGGTAGATTATTGGGTTGTAACAGCAATCAATGACGAAACATTTGAAGAGTCATTAGCAACATCTGAAGTCGGGGCTAATGCACTAGCAACGTCTGGAGCCCCTAGGACTCTGTCATGGACGCTGGCATCTGGTGCAACGACTTATAACATTTACAAAAAATCAAATGGCGTTTATGGATTTATTGGGGTAGCTTCTGGAACATCTTTTGTTGATGATGGCATCGAGGCTGACACAACAGAAACTCCGCCCACGACAAGAAATCCTTTTTCTGGATCTGGTAATTACCCATCGACTTCTACATATTTTCAACAACGCCACATCTTTGCAAACACAAACAATAATCCTGAAACAGTTGAAATGAGTCGCTCTGCTAATTTTAAGAATTTCACACGAAGTAGCCCATTGCAAGAGGATGATGCTGTAACATTTACTTTGGCAAACACTCAGGTTAATGAAGTAAAACACATGTTGACGCTGACAAAACTATTAGCTTTAACATCGGGCGGGGAGTGGGTTGTTAAAGGGGATGACGCTGGAACTGTTAGAATTGGCGAGATAAATTTAGAGGCAGTGTCATATTATGGTTGTGGCGATTTGAGACCAATTACTATTGGTTCGAGCGCGTTGTTTCTTCAAGCTAGAAGTTCAATTATTCGAGACTTATTTAATGATTCCATTGAGGGGTACACCAGTGATGATTTGACAATATTCTCGTCTCATTTATTTGATGGATATACTATTGTCGATTGGGCATTTCAACAAACCCCAAACTCTATTTTGTGGGCGGTTAGAAGTGATGGAACATTGCTAGGATTTACTTATGTCCGACGGCAGAAAATGTTCGCTTGGCATAGACATGATACTAGCGGTACATTTGAGAATGTGTGTTGTGTGCCTGAAGGTAACGAAGATTTCTTGTATGCTGTAGTAAATAGAACGATCGACGGAAGTGCGGTTAGATATATTGAGCGCATGGAATCTCGATTTGTTAGTGATATTAAAGACGCTATTTTTATGGATAGCGCTCTGACTTACGACGGCAGAAACGTTGCAGCTACAACAATGACGTTATCAGGCGGAACCAACTGGACGTACGATGAATCACTAACGCTGACAGCAAGCGCGTCATTTTTTAGCGCTGGCGATGTTGGTAATGAAATACATATTACCGGAGCTGATGGAACAATTATCCGATGTGAGATAACGGCATACACTGGTGTAACGGTGGTTACTGTTAAGCCTAATAAAACCGTTCCCGTTGCTATGCGTTCAACCGCCTTTACGACTTGGGGTAAGGCTATTGATACGATTACAGGGTTAGATCATCTTGAAGGTGAAAACATCGCTGTCTTCGGGGATGGTTTCGTTGAAGCAAGTCCTAACAACGATGCCTACGATGTGGTAACGGTGGCTAGTGGTGAAGCTCAATTATCGCAATGTTATGTTGTAATCCATGCCGGTTTACCGTATATTTCAGATATGGAGACTTTAGACATTGATACATCACAAGGCGAATCTCTTGCTGATAAAAAGAAATTAATTACTGAACTAAACGCATACGTTGAAGCGACGCGAGGGTTGTTTGCTGGAGGGACTCCTCCAGACGATGATGATGACGATCCTCTTGAAGGATTGTATGAATTAAAAATCAGAGACCAAGAAAGCACAGATTCGCCGGTTGCGCTGACGACAGATATTATTAAAATAAGAATAGAATCCGGGTGGAACTCTAATGGAAGGGTTTTCATTAGACAAGTTGACCCGTTACCAATGTCAATCCTTGCTGTAATGCCAGCAGGGTATTTACCGTTTAGAGGATAATATGCCACAAGCAGTGATGGTAGGGGCAATGGTTGCCATGGGTGGGATGCAACTCTTATCCGCTCGTGGACAATCAAAAGCAATTAAATCTCAAGCTGAATATGAATCACAGCAATTAACTTTTAATTCTAAAGTTGCTGACCTTCAGGCGCGTGATGCAGAACTGCGCGGTAAGAAAGAAGCCACCGAGCATAAGACGAAAGTTAAGACCTTAATTGGTTCGCAACGGGCAGCTCTCGCGGCCCAAGGAATAGATGTCGGCTCTGGTTCAGCTTTAGATTTACAGACAGAGACGGCAGAGTTTGGCGCTTTAGATGCCATGACGATTCGTAATAACGCGTTCCGTGAAGCTACGGGATACCGTATTCAGTCGATTGATTATGCTGGTCAGGCTACGATGACACGCCTTGCTGGTAAGAATGCAGCTAGGAATACGATGTTAGCCGGGGGGATATCAGCTCTTGGATCGTTTGCTGGTGCTGCTAATGCTGCCGGTGGAACTTCGACCCCTAAAAAAACAAGCGGATACACATATAAGGGTTATGGCTCATTTAAAACTGCGCCATATAAATAGGAGATACTTTGGTACGCGTACCTAGAATTTCAGAAGATAGAATTAATCAATCACCAGTGCCAGGGGTGCGCGTTAATACGCAAGCGCCCATTGAAGCGTTCGGCGGTGGGCAGTCTCTTGAGGCTGTTAATAGAGCGACTCAAAATACGGGAAACGTCGTTATTAATATTATGCAGGAAGAGCAGAAGAAAGCCGATGATTCAGCTCTATTTGAAGCGTCAAGCAAGATGGCTCAACTTGAAGTTGATTTATCAAAGAAGAGACGCGAATATGTCGGGAAAGCAGCTCTTGGATATCCTGATGAAGAAGCAAAAATATTAAGCGACCGAATGAAACAAATTGAAGCTGAAATTCCAAACGGTAGAGTCCGCGATAGATTCAAAGATGTTTCTCAGAGTTATAATATATCAATTCAGAAACAAACTAATGCTCATGTTTTTCAGGAAAAAGAAAGATACGAAGCAGAGTCTTTCACTTCATTTATTCAGAATGAAAAGTCCGCAATCATGGATAATTTTAATGACGACGACAGAATAATAAGTGGGTTATTTGCCCAAGCTAAGGCCATCGAGAATTATGGTCAAGCTAGATACGGCGATGAGTGGGTAAAACAAAAAACAAATGAAGCGGTAAGCGATACTCATATAGGCGTTGCTCTTCAAAAAGCTGAAATAGATCCAGAGATGGCTACGAAATATTATGAAAGAATGAAGGAGGGCATTTTACCAGAGAAGCGCGCCGATTTATTGTCGTCAATAAAGGCTATTTCTGATCGAAACGCTAAGTTGTTAGACCTACGTTCAGATTATCGTAAACAACAGAATTTTGAAACATTAAGAAATGATGTTGATAATTTCACGATTCCATATGCTGAGAGACGGCAGAAGATTGAGGACGCGATAAAGTACGGAACGGTCAGTACGGAAGATGGCAACTATATGATGAAGTACCTGAATGGGAATAATCGGCAGGACGCCACAACGTATGATGAATCTCTTAGAGCTATAGCCTTAGCGGTGTCAGACGTTAATGAGGGAATAAATAAGAAAACAAAATACAAAGATGTTAAGAGTTACTTAACTGGTGTTAAAAATTTAAGAAAATCAATCCTTGACGAAAACTTGGCTGGACGTATTACTACTGACGATAAAGACGAGCTTATAAAAAAATTAAACGAGTCATTAATTGATGAAGAATCTTTAGCCACTAATACATTAAAGAAAAAGAATGATAAGTATAAATTTAAAGATTCGCATAAAGCATTTTTAAGGGCTTTTAATAATGACTCCGTTAAGGCTGACGCCGCGTTCAAGGAGTATTTTTATCCTATAATTGATAAACAAAATATCACCGAAGCAGAGGTTGTTGAAACTAGAACAAAAGCGATAGAGGCGGTAAAGAAAAGATATCGTGAAGAAGCTATTGAATCTTTCAGTAAGGCGACGCAAGCTGATGTTATATCACAGCCATCAAGCGCTATAAAATTTTCAACTCCAGAAGAAGCTGATAGTTCTGGGCTGCCCAAAGGTACTATTGTTAACGTTGGCGGTAGGAGATATGAAATATAATGGGCAGATTTCTTGACGAGAGCGTTCAACCTAAAGGTCGTTTCCTAGATGAAGAGCCTTCTATTGATATTAAAAGAATCCCCTTAACCCAAGACCAATCTGAAGAGACCCCTTACCTTTTTTCTACCGAAGAGCTTCGTGCTCAGTGGCAAGCTAAAGGCCCTATTACAGTTCAAGAAGCGTTTGATCGTCAAGATAAAACTCAGACATTTATTCCGTTCAATCCAGAAGAAATGATAAAGTCCGGCGCAGTTCTTTCAGCAATAAACAGATTGAAAGAAGATAAGTATGAATCTGCCGTTGACAAAGAAAAAGATATTGAGTCTTTCAAAAAATATTGGATGAATTATGAAGAAGAAGCGACGAGAGGATTTACCTGGGGTGGCAATGTTTATCGCGGTGTTTCTCAGATTCCGGCTTTTGCGGCAGAGTTTTATGCTACAGGAGGGATTGCTGCTTTAGGTAAACAAGCTGCGAAGAAAGCGATCGGAGTAGGAGCTAAAGAGGTCGTTAAAGGATTTGCTAAGAAAGCAGCCGTTGCAGGTGTTGGCGTTGCGGGAGTGGCCGCAGCAAGAACGCCGTTTATGTATAACATTTATATGCCTAAATATAACGAGAATCAGATATTCGCAAATCTAGCGGTGACTGACGTTGGGGTCGGAATATTAAAGGATGGCAAAGAAGCGCCGGCTCTGTCTTTTGTAAGGGCTTATTCAGATGCTTTTATAGAGGTCGCATCAGAAACAATGGGTGCTGATTTATTAAAGCCGGCCGGGTCTGCTGTTGCACGCGGAGTTACGTCGAAGCTATCAGCAGGAACTAAAGCGTCGATGGTTAAATTCATGAATGCCATTTCAGCTAACGGCAAGATAACGGATTTATTTACTAAGGTTGGGTTTGATGGGATTGTTGAAGAAGTTGGAGAAGAAATTATTGGAGACGAATTAAGAGCCGCTTTTAATATAAATGAAGAAAATCTTAAAAGCGACGAGGCGTTATTCGACAGGCTACGTGGCGCCATTCCAGATTTTGACGAGTTATCTGTTATGGTTGGAGTTTTCGCTGTCCCTGGGGCAACGTCGTATGTATCTCAGAAACTATTAGACAGGATGGTTGATAGGGGCGTTGATAGAGCAAGCGTTAACAGGATGTTAGACGATATATCCGAAACAGAAAAGAGAGAACTGTTAAATAATTTCTTAAGCCAAGAAAAAGAATTATCGCGCATTGCGATTGATAAAGCATTCTCAGGAAAAGAATTGACCGCTAATGAAGAATACGCGTTAAAGCAAGTTCATAAAGAATATAAAGATCGTGGTTGGATAAGCGAGAAAGAAGTCGAGAACCAGAGCATTGAAGAACAAGCCAAAGAAGTTAAAGAGATAGATGATGCGATTGAAGAGTACGATGCTGAATGGGAAACGATAGAAGGCGAAGAAGGGGATGAACAAGTAGAGGTTAGCTCAAATAAAATAACTAAAGAACTTTATCGCGGTGGCGGTAAAGAGGGTCATTTTTATACTGACAATCCAGATGTCGCCAAGAAGTATGGAGAAGTTATTAAAGAGACAGTAACTTTTAATAACCCATTAATTTCGGATAGTTGGCAAACAGCTAAAGATGATTTGAAAATCCCCAAAAGTTCTGATATGGACACGCTTATTAAAGAGGCTAGAAAAGCTGGATATGATGGGATAGTGTTTAATACTATAGATGGCACTGAATATATAAGGACAAGAGCTATTCCTGTCACCCGCAAACAAAAATACGAAGCAATGTCTGCTAGGATTCAGGAAATTAAGAATGCAAAAGAAAGCGCTGAAGCTGAGAGAGATGAGCTGAAGGATTTTAGAAAATATATAATTAAAGAAAGAAAGCGATTTAAGAATAGAATTAAACGAATGGCTAAAGGAAAAGAGAACGAGGAGTTCGAGGGCATTCCGAAATTCTTTAGGTCGAACTCAGAATACGGGATAACCACAGACCAAGCCGCTAGTGAAATTGGCGTCGAAACGTCATCTGAAGTCATCGAATATCTTCAAAGTTTAGATGCAGATATTAAAACCGTTAACCGACAGCTTTCTAATGTAATTATCAACCTTCGTCAGCAGAAACAAAAGAAGATTATCAAGTCTGAAATTGATTATTTGAAGCAGCGATTATCAGATTTTAAGGCTGGTAAATTTGAAGAAAGAAACGAGCTTAAGAAATTAAGAGCTGAACTTACCAAGAGAGTTCGTAGTGAATTGCCGATGGAAGAACGTGGCAAGATGATTACCGCGATCAATAAGATTAAAGACGGTAAGAC